TTATACGAATCCCTGCCAACCCTCGAGTACGTCCCGCAGGTAGATCATTTCTGCGCCTTGAGACAAACGCGACCCCGGAGACCTGGTGGCAGTAGGCGTTCGCGGGGTCGCCGAGCGCGTATTGCGTTCTTCGGACATCATCAGCGACCACTCCCGTGCGATGGCGCAGGTCAGCGCCCAGTACCGCATGCCGCAGGGCTCGATGTCGTAATTTTCTGGTGTGAAGAATCGATGTCCCTGAAAACCAAAACCGGCCCAAGGGCCGGTCAGGTCTACGCGCTCGTAGGTGTCAAAGGTCATTGTTCAGTCCGCTTCCTGTGGAGTGACCGGCAGTAATCGTGGTGCCGGTAGTCCTGCGCTGACGCTGCGCAGCGTGAAGTAGCCCAGGCACAGGGCCACCACACCTGCGAACGCTGCGGTCATCAGCTGGCCGACGAAGATGCCCAGGGCGATTTCCCACCAAAGCCCATCTTGGTTGTTCTGCGGTCTGTAGCTCATACGGTCCCCAATGACGATGCTCCGGGATTGTAGGGGTGTAGGGGCACGCCCCTACGGATAACGCCTCACCCGCGCCGTGGACTTCGTGGCCCACGTGTACGCCGGACCACACGCGCTCTGTCGGCGAACCCCGCGCGATCCACCACTGATAACCGCATTTCACGCCTGCGCCGGAGTAGAGGGTCGGCAGGGATTCGTGTAAAACACAGCCAAAAGTGAGCTAACTTGCTGTCAGTAAAGGTTTCTTACTCGAATCCCTGCCGCCCCTCAGATCGTCCCTCCGACTGAGCCTGACTGAGGCAATAGCTCCATCAACCATGCGAGCTCCTCTTCGTTGAATGCCGGGAAATCATCCGCTGCCCCTGCGAAGGGGGCCGCATCTTGTTCCCACATCACGGTGCTGGACGCTGCCAGGTCGGCAGCGATGGGCGTACCAGGATCCGGGAGGCCGCCCCCGATCCTGGTACGCGGGCGTTTTACCCTCCAGCTGAGGGGCAAATGCAGCGCATCGCGCTGTTCGGGAACGCGCACCTCGAAAGATTGCTGTGTGGAGGGGCCGGTGACAGCACGATCCGATCGGGACCGTTTACGGCTGCTTGCCCGCGTCTGATCTCCCTCGTGCATTGGGCTGGGCGCATCAAGGTCACGCTCCAGCGAATCGGCGAATGCATGCAAAGACGCCTGATCCGGTGTTTGAGCTGAAGTAGGGGACGGTTTGGCCCTTTTCATCCCTGATGCCTGGAGGATACGGTCCCAACGCTGCGAGGCTGGGGGGAGCGTTCCACCGCGGGCTTCGAGTTCGGTGACGCCCACTCTGCGAAAGAGCTGTACCAACCCGTTCCTGCTCATCCCGAACTGCGTCATGGCCTCATCAAATGCGTACGCTGGGTGGGAGTGGCACTGGAAAAACTCCAGCACGCGAACCACTTGCGCGTAGTCGGCAACGCGATGGGACGTGCGTTCGGGAATACGGCGATTGATTCTTCTGATCAATTCCGGCGCGTGCGGCAATCCCTTTTTCACTGCATCCAGGGCAGGACGTCCGCCGAGGCAGGCCAAGGCGACGAGGTGGTCGTTGGTCAACGCGGCCAACGCCGGATCAGGGCGAGATAACTGGGCAACAATGCTCTCCAGCGCCTGCTTGCCACCATCGTGGCTGGCGATGGCCACCACCTGGTCCGGGGTCAGGCCATGGTCCTGGCACAGCACCGGCAACAGCCGCTGCACCGTCTCCAGCGCCTGCTTGCCGCCGCCATTGCTGGCGATGGCCACGACCTGGTCCGGGGTCAGGCCATGGTCCTGGCACAGCACCGGCAACAGCCGCTGCACCGTCTCCAGCGCCTGCTTGCCGCCAATATTGCTGGCGATGGCCACCACCTGGTCCGGGGTCAGGCCATGGTCCTGGCACAGCACCGGCAACAGCCGCTGCACCGTCTCCAGCGCCTGCTTGCCGCCAATATTGCTGGCGATGGCCACGACCTGGTCCGGGGTCAGGCCATGGTCCTGGCACAGCACCGGCAACAGCCGTTGCACCGTCTCCAGCGCCTGCTTGCCGCCGTTATTGCTGGCGATGGTCACCACCTGGTCCGTGGTCAGGCCATGGGCCTGGCACAGCACCGGCAACAGCCGCTGCACCGTCTCCAGCGCCTGCTTGCCGCCGTTATTGTTGGCGATGGCCACCACCTGGTCCGGGATCAGGCCATGGTCCTGGCACAGCACCGGCAACAGCCGCTGCACCGTCTCCAGCGCCTGCTTGCCGCCGTTATTGCTGGCGATGGCCACCACCTGGTCCGGGGTCAGGCCATGGTCCTGGCACAGCACCGGCAACAGCCGCTGCACCGTCTCCAGCGCCTGCTTGCCGCCGCCATGGCTGGCGATGGCCACCACCTGGTCCAGGGTCAGGCCATGGGCCTGGCACAGCACCGGCAACAGCCGCTGCACCGTCTCCAGCGCCTGCTTGCCGCCACTATTGCTGGCGATGGCCACCACCTGGTCCGGGGTCAGGCCATGGTCCTGGCACAGCACCGGCAACAGCCGCTGCACCGTCTCCAGCGCCTGCTTGCCGCCATCGTGGCTGGCGATGGCCACCACCTGCGCCGGGGTCAGGCCGTGGTCCTGGCACAGCACCGGCAACAGCCGCTGCACCGTCTCCAGCGCCTGCTTGCCGCCAATATTGCTGGCGATGGCCACCACCTGGTCCGGGGTCAGGGCATGGGTCTGGCACAGCACCGGCAACAGCCGCTGCACCGTCTCCAGCGCCTGCTTGCCGCCAATATTGCTGGCGATGGCCACGACCTGGTCCGGGGTCAGGCCATGGTCCTGGCACAGCACCGGCAACAGCCGTTGCACCGTCTCCAGCGCCTGCTTGCCGCCAATATTGCTGGCGATGGCCACCACTTGGTCCGGGGTCAGGCCATGGTCCTGGCACAGCACCGGCAACAGCCGCTGCACCGTCTCCAGCGCCTGCTTGCCGCCGTTATTGCTGGCGATGGCCACCACCTGCGCCGGGGTCAGGCCATGGGCCTGGCACAGCACCGGCAACAGCCGCTGCACCGTCTCCAGTGCCTGCTTGCCGCCGTTATTGTTGGCGATGGCCACCACCTGGTCCGGGGTCAGGCCATGGGCCTGGCACAGCACCGGCAACAGCCGCTGCACCGTCTCCAGCGCCTGCTTGCCGCCAATATTGCTGGCGATGGCCACCACTTGGTCCGGGGTCAGGTTCAGGGGGGCACCCGTCAGTGCATTGCGCCATGCATGCACTGCCTCCACTGCGGTCACGCCGCCACGTTTTGCAATCTTGAGAAGTTGGCCTGTGTCCAACTGTAACGGCGGACCTCTCAACTCCCCCGCCTTCGTGAGCAAGGCCTCCAGGGCGCGTGCGCCGGACCACTGTTTGCCGACGCCAACGATGTCTTCGTGTGTCGCCTCTGGCAACGCCGTGATTATGTGCTGATACTTGACAGCGACGGTCCCTAACGCTGCCGGGTGTTGGCTGAGCGCAACGATGTGCGCGTGTGTAAACCCATGGCCCACCAGTGCCTCGTGGTGCTGCGCCACTGTCGAACGCACCTTCGGTTTGATCTTCTCTTGCTGCTGCTGACTGTAGCCGAGCGTGCGTAGATCCACCTGCGCGGCCGGCGAAGCGTCGGAGGGTTGCGCCGCACGCCGTCGCGGGGCCGGCTTGGCGCGCGGCGGCCGCGCGGCAGTGACAGCGACACGCACGGTGGGTGGCGGGTCATCGGCTGCACGCAGACCCGATTGCATCTCATCCCACTCTGCTGGGGCAGCCGCTGTATGCGGCGTGCCGACGGCAGGCATCGAATCAAGAAGCGATGTATCGACTTGACGGAGCAGATCGCTGAAGCTGCCCGCCGGGAACGCAGGCGAGGGCGCAGGGGGAGATGGCAGCCGGGTCCGGGACATCGTCCGCCGAGCGGGCAAGCCATCCAGGGGGCCGCCAGCAGGCGGAGCCCCCCCCCGATCTGCAGTCGGCTGAACCCTATCCGGTTGGGGTCCGGGCAGAAGCTCGCGGGCAGGACTTGGCGTACGCGAACGAATGGGATCCATCAGGCATACCTCTTTACATGGTCGCCTCCAGACTAGCGGTCTGTGGTCCCTACATAGCTTCCGAGGCCGCATGGCAGTACACAACTTCGGGTGATCCTGGCAACCCTCGACGACCAGGGTGAGGCGCAGACATGAAGGCGATCCCGGACCCGCATGGAGGATCGGCAGAGGGTTGTGAGAAATTTCTGTGCTGACAGCGAGTTAACCCACTTTTGGCTGTTTTTTACACGAATCCCTGCCAACCCTCTAGAACATCTCGATCTCGATCTCGATCTCGATCTCGGCGCGTGCGCCGTGGAGACATCTCCTGCTGAACGGGCACTAGACCTTCCAGAGTAACGGCAACTTGATCGATCTGGGTGCGCTCGTGGCGGGGTTGGAATTGGGGTGAGGGGGGGCGGAATTTTCCGGGGTTCCGGCTTACATCCCCCAAAAGTGAGTTGACTCGCTGTCAGTGAAGGTCTTTGACACGAATCCCCGCCGCCCCTTAATCCTGCCGGGCACGATGGCGCCAGCCGGGCGGCTGACGCCATCGTCCGGCTCAACGGGCCTCGATTGCCCCCAGGTCCGGTGCAAGCCCGTTGAAGGGCTCACCGGTATCGGCGCCGGCGTCGATCAACGCGCTGCCCGGTGCCAGGGTGGCGAAGGTGATGATGGGTAGGTCGCCGTTGGCCTGGCGCGGACGCATGAGCTGGCTCTCGTCCAGGCTGACGAAATCGCCCGCACTGACCACAAGGAGAAGATTGAACGAATTGCGGCCGATATCGTTCTCGCTCGCAGACCCCAGGTTGATCATTTCGATGCGCGTTCCGAATCCCAGGTTATTGGCCAGATGGTGGTCGTATCCCGGCACGTCAGTGAGGTTGTTGCTCAGGGTGGACTGCATGTCGTAGTTGGCGCGGCCGTTCTTGATCGATGTGTTGCTGATCCACTCCTGCCCACCTATGTGGTGATTGGCGTAGAGGCCGTTGGATCGATTGCCCACTGCCGGATTGAACTGCACGATATGGCGCGGCACCGGCTTGGGATAATCGCTTCCGTTGCGGCCGTAGCCGCCTGCCTTGAAGCCTGCGCCATTGCCCAGCGGGGTGAATGCGCTGTGTACCCGTTGTAGAACGACCAGTTGTGTTGCAGGGTGACTGCGGCAGCGGCATTGATCAGGTCGAAGGGCGGTCTCAAGAGTCAAGTGCAACACCTCGAGAGACCTGCTGTTAGCGCAACGTATGGACGGACAGCCCAGCAGGCCATTGATTGTGCAAAAGTTACGTGAGCCAGTGTTTTGAGAGAAAACGCGGGTCTGCAGTGGAGAAAAGTGTTGCACTTGGAACTTGAGTCGGCCTTCCCTCGAGCGTTGCTCGCTTGATGTCTACGCCACCTGGCAGGCCCAGGGTGGGGCGCAACGAGCCATGCCCGTGCGGCAGTGGCAAGAAGGCCAAGCAATGCCATCCGGAGTGGACCTAAATCCTGACGCGTCACGAAATGCCGGGGATGCCCTATGAAGCGCCAATGGCGCATGGATGCGCCGCTCTGCACTTAGCGGCTGGAGCCGCGCAAGAGTGCGGGCCAGCGTCGGGCAGCCACCCGACCGCTGACCCGTTTTTCACTGCCTATCAGGGCAATTCTTGCCGGTGGCAGCAACCACCGGCAACACTCAGGGCCGCGTTGGAGGCGGCACGCATATGAAACCACAGAACCAGACTGAACATAATATACATTATGCGAAGTCGTACTGTTGACGCTGCTTTGCACCGTCGCAGCCTATTACTGCCGGTCCCTCCACAGGAAGCGGACTGGACAATGACGTTTGACACCTACGAACGCGTAGACCTGACCGGCCCTTGGGCCGGTTTTGGTTTTCAGGGACATCGATTCTTCACACCAGAAAATTACGACATCGACCCTTGCGGCATGCGGTACTGGGCGCTGACGTGTGCCATCGCACGGGAGTGGTCGCTGATGATGTCCGAAGAACGCAATGCGCAATCGGCGAACCCGCGAACGCCTACTGCCACAAGGTCTCCGGGGTCGCGGATTTCTGAAGACGCCAACGTGATCTACCTGCGGGACGTCCTCTGGCGCAGGCGTGAAAAGCGGTTATCAGTGGGGGGGAATCCGGGGTTAGCCGACAGCGGCAAGCGCAGCCCGACTGGACGGGGGCGGCGGCGTCCACGGCGCGGGTGAGGCGTTATCCGTAGGGGCGCTGCCCCTACACCCCGGCTACATGCGAACTGACAGATCCAGGCGAAAAGCCGCGCCCCTGTGACTGCGCCCCGCAGGGGCTGTCAACGAAAGGTCGTAGGCGGCGTCGTGGTGTTCGTGGTGTAGGCCTTGTTTTCCGAGAACGTCATCTATCTACGCGACGTGCTGCCGAAACGCCGGCAGCGACACAATGAGCACCAACAGGCCGAGGTGGCCAACGTAATAACCGTAGAAAGCCCAGCGCAGCCGAGGGAGTGGCCACCACACGTACCCAAGCGCCAGAACAGGCAGAGCCGCCAGCGCCCACACGTTGCCGTTATACCAACACAGCGCAGCCATGCTGGCCAGGACTCCGACGAGCCATTGCAGGCGGCCGCTGCGGAACAAGCCCCATGCTGCCAGGACCAGCAAAACGCCGAACCACTGATAGTCAACCAGCACCGGGACCACCACTGCGAACACGAACGCATAGAGCCAGTGCCGTGCGTGGACAGTCCACACCAGCAGCGCAGCACATGCGAACGTCAACAGCACGTTGAGCGGCAGCCAGTAGCCGAATGCCCAGGCGTGGAATGGCTGCGCCAGCAGCCCCCAGCCGGCAAGGCGCAGCACCGATTTCGCGTAGTCGGCCCGTGGCTGGGCGAGGTTGTACGCCATAACCAACGCGAACACCGGGAACGCGATCCGCCCCAATTCGGATAAGACCGGCACATAGCCGCCGAACAACACCTTCGCCACGTGATCGCCGGTCATCAACACCAACGCAATCCACTTCAACGCCTCGCGGCCGCTGCTGGTCATGTCACATCTCCAGCGTGGTGGAAGGCGTGGTGGTCTTGGTGCTGTACGCCTTCGACTCAGGAAAGCTACCCTGTGTGCGCGTAGAGCGCTGCACAGCGATGCCATTGAACCCAGGCGCAGCCGCCCCACCCTGCGCCGCCTGTTGCTGCTGGGCGGGCTGCTGCTCGTTCTGGCGCTGCTGACGATACGGGTTGTAGACCGGGCCGCGCTTGGCAATCGTGCGGCACTGCGGCTGGTCGAGGTCGTACGCCGTGCCCTGCTCTGTCATACACGTGCAGGACGCTTCTTTGTGCTTACCCTGCGCATCGATGCCAGCGAGCGACGACATGCAGATCAACATCGGATCGGCAGTGATGCTGCGATCATCAAACACCGGTGCTGTCCACGGCATGGTGCCGAACCGGGGAAGGTGTTGCTTGGCATATTCGGTGGGAGATTCCCAACGCGGACCATCACGCCGTGCGGTGGTCGCAGACCCGCCAGGGGCCGCATCGGCTGACGCCGATTGCGTCCCCTTAGCTCCGCCGGCCATCGCGCTGGGCTTGAGCATCGTGTAGGCGAGCCATCCAAGCGCGATGGCAAGGATGACCAAACCCGGCAACGCCATCACTTTCCACGGAATGCGCGGCTTGATCGTGTGCACCTCAGCCGACTTGTATGCGCCGAAGATCGAGGAAGGCAGCAGACGCGTGGTGCGCTGGGCAAGATCGCGTTTAGCAGACGATTTGATTTCTTCGTTCAACTCGCCCCAGCGGAACACGTCGATCATCTTGGTGCCGAAACGACGCACCACGTGGGTGTGTGCGCCGATCAATCCACGCACGAACGGGTACAGCTGATTCGGCTGCTGCGTCGTCCACACAAAGTCAAGTCCGCGATGCCGATGCTCAGCAAGGTCAAGCACGTGTTTGGGCGTCTGCTGGCGCGTGGCGTCGTGCAAATGGCCATACCACTTCCATGCTTCGTCTACGAAGATCAACGAGCCATTCGGCACGACATAGTTGTCATCTGCATCCTTGTCGTTCCACTTGCGGGGATCGTCCAGCACGGTCGCTAGACCGTCCTGCAATCCATCGATTCCTGCAGCGAAAATCGGCCGCTCGGCGCGCTTGGCCTCTTCGACCAGGCGCTCCATCATGAGCGCGGTTTTACCATTGCCGGGTTGCCCGGTATATAGCTCGATTGGCATTACGGCTTGGCTCCGAATCCACGCTTAAACAGGAACAGCCGCCCTTGCATGATGGCGTGCTTGGCTGCAACCGCAGAGATAACCATGGTCAGTGCCTTGTCGAACTGAAGCACGCCAAACCATGCCATCGCGTCTGCACCGAGTTGGCCGTTGCCGCTGCCCATGCCTTGGGCGTAGTCCTTGAGCAGATCGATGGCAGGCTCAACGACCATTTTGATGGTGCCGAAATTGATGCCGAGCCACACCAGCGCGGTCATGATCCATAGACCGATACGCGACTTGAACAGCCATGCCAGCGCGGTGACGAGTTGTGCGATTAACCAGGGCATTATGCGCTACCTCCTTGACTCATCAGACGTAGGGAAACCAGGGATGCCATGACCAACACAATTTGGCCGCCAAGCACCATCCACTGGCAAAACTTGGACGTGTCGAAGTGCAGGGTTTGGCCGAACACCGCAACATCGGGAATCGTTGGACACGTGCGGCTGTAGCCGAAACCGTGCGTATCGAGTTCACCCGTTGGGTAACCGTGTTCGCCATATCCCGACTCATCGGAAAACGCGTCCGCAGGCTTGCCATCGGCACCGATATCAGCCGTGCCATTACCAGTGATCGCATCGCGAATCGCCTTAACATCTGCATTGTTACCCGTACCGCCGCCGCTGTTGTTCGCCGCCTTTTCCAGCGCACACGCAGCCCGCCATTGCATCAACAATTGCGAGTATTCAAGGGCCTTGCAGTTCTCGCCGACGCACACAGGCATCGATGCACACGAACCGCCTGTGATGTTTACGTCGCGGCGTGTGTTGCAATCAATGCGCCATTGAATCCGCGCCTGTCCGCACATGATCGCGTCACCGCTACAACTCGGCGGCGAATCGCAGCTATCACCGCCAGAAAACTGGCTCTTGTCGCCCTCCCCCGGCTCGTCAGGCTCGCCATCGCCATCACCATCTTTTTTACACGTGCCATCGGGACCACGCACTTCACCAGCAGCGCATTGACCATCGCCGGGGAGACATGAGCCGCTGGGCGACCTGATCTGACCAGCAGGGCAATCGTTCTTCTTCGGTGCGCATGTGCCGTCAGCCTGAAGCAACATGCCTTCGGGACACTTATTCGACGAACACCCGCCCTTGCCGTCAGGCACCTGCCCTTCCGGACACTCTTCGGTCGGCGGCGGCTCACATACGCCCAGGTAACCATTCCAACCATAACCACCACTCATGGCATCACAAGTCTTCTCTGGATCCTTCGGACAGATTGCGCCCGTGGCGTTCCAAGTCATCGTGTCATCGCCATTGCCGAACCAAACACCGTCGCATCCATTGCGGCAACCGATGCTGCCATTGCGCGCAGTACCCACATACGTACCCCATGGGCCAGAACCAGTGTAATCAGGCTCCTGATCGCAACCCTTAGACCACGGGAAATAACCGTAGTAAGCCCGATACCAATCACAACTACTACAGTCCCTTGTTTCAAATTGGCCGCGATACGCTTGACTGCCCTGCTCGACATTGCACTCGGGATTCCTGTCGTTAGCACCACGGCCAAGGGAGGCTAGATAGGCAGCGGTTTGCGACATACATGCGGAATACGCAGCGCCTTGCGTTCCGAAGTCTTGCGCACTGGCACAACCAATGCCACACCATGCGAGCGTTGCCGCTACAAGCACGTAGGCGAGGCGACGCGCAATCGCGGATGCAAACACGCGTGCGAGCCAACCCATTATTCGAAATCCACGAAGACAATCGCGCAGGCCACCAGCCATGCGCCGAACCAAATCCACCCTTCCATCGCCGTTCCCCTGCCCTATCCCCGTAAAAGACCGGCGGGAGGGAGTTGGCCCTGTCCGCCGGTGGTCGTTACATGGCGCGGCGCACCCACTTGTAGACCTTGATGCCCACCAGGACGGTCAGCACTGCACCGCCAATGGAGGCAATGGGGCCTGCGGCACCCTGGATGGCAGACACAACATCGCCCACATCCACACCACCACCGCCGGACGCGAACGCCGGAGCGGAGACGAGAGCGGCCGAACCAACTGCGGCCAGAGCAGCGGTCTTGTTCTTGAACAGGGTCTTGAGCTTGCGCATTGCATGTCCTCCTAGGACTGTTGAATTTTCTTGCGGATGAGCCGGAACACATACGCCGTGGCCCACAGGAACGCGATTGCGCTGCCAATGGCCTGGGCATCCTTCACCGCCAGTTCCGGCAAGAGTGACGGTTGAGGAATCCATATCACTGCCGTGCACGTCCCCGCTGCCGTGTCCAAATCGGCTTCCAGGCATGCGGGAACGAGCACGGCCATGGGTTAGGCGACCCGCGCCGCAGGCTGTACAGCTTTGGCAGTGGCATCAGGGATCAGGCGGATACGACGACCGAATTCGAGACCACCGAATTTGTTGTTCTGCAACGACTTGGGATCGATGATGTAAAAACCTTCACCGTAGGGCGCTTGATCCTCATCGAGACCGATGATGAAAGGCAACGGGAAATCTCCATCGCGCAGCACAGCTGCGGTCTGCTCACGGAAATGCGTCGCGGGCTTACCCTCACGCGCAGGAAAGGAACGAACAGCGACAGCGGAACTCATGACTTGGACTTTCATAGTTGGACTACCTTCCAGGCGAATGTCCGGCCGAAAATGAATGTGACTTTCCACGGAGACGGCCAGAACTCCCCGGTAAGCCTGTCGAACCATCCGCCCTTTGCTTTGCGGATATCCGCTTCCCCGCCGAGAGCTTCACGCGCATCTTTCGGGGCTTTCCACCAGCGCAACTCGCGCTTAGATTCGGTATCGAGTCCACCAATCCCGTGGGTGCGGAAGCCTTTGGGAAAAGCTCCAGCTGTAAGGGCAGTGAACTTGCTCGCGTATTTCGCGAGATAGCCGACGCAGTTGCGGGCTTTCTCAATTTGCGTTGTGCCATGTGGCCACCAGCCGCGTTGATCAACCTTGCCGAAATACATACCAGTGGGAACCCAAAGCATCACGTGATAGTGCGGGCGGAATCGCTGGGTGAGTTCTCCGACCCATACGTAACGAAAGCTTTCACGGTTCCACCGTGCGCGCCCAGATTTAAGGCGATTGAAGTGGCCGCGCATGCGTTTAAATAGTTCGCTAACGTCACCAGGGCTGCTGTCGCTTCCATCACGGTAGGTGAGCGTGAGGAAATACCACGCACCCCGGAAGGAACCTTTTTTCGCTTCCTGATCATGCAGACGTGCTCCGGTAATCACGGACTTTCGCAGCCGTTGCGCCCGCGCTTTCAGCGGGTCAATTTCGATGGTCACGGTGCCTGTCGCAGAGGCGCGCGTGTCACTTGTTTTGTAATGGACAAGCCCAAGGGCCAGCGCTGCGCGCTGGCCCTCTGCGGTCAATGCGACCGGATGCGCCGCGTCGAACTCACGCACGCTTGTACCGACCACACGCTTGTTCTTTTGGATATTCTCTGCAGCAATTTCAGTGCGGCGCGTAGCGGCCTGCATGACGCCGACAGATGCATCAAACGCAGAAAGCTCACGCGATTGCGTGGGCTGCTCCTGCATGCGTATACGTGCGTTTTTCGAGGTGCATGCAACACACAAACCGCCTGGAAAAAAATAGGCAGTGGGGTCGCCGCAGAAGGAGCATGTGCCGTCAGACATCGCTCTCATCCTCAGAGAGCGAATCGAACAGGACATCAAAGCAGTCGTCGCACAAAACACCTTCCTCAGTGCAATGGGCAAAGACCGCACGATCAAAACGGCCGCACCGCTCGCACTCGAAAACAAGAAAATCAACCACGGCACACCTCGCGTTAGGCGCTACAAATCGTGACGCGTCGCGAAACAGTCGGCGCGACCAGGGAAACGTAGCTTTCGATGATGAAGACCTGTTCGCGGTGTGCGCGCAGCGCAGCTTCGGCGCGACGGTCAAGAATCCAGGCGACCAACCGGGCGAGGCCGACGATCACGGTCAGCGCGGAAGCGCCGATCAATGCAAGTGCGTTGGTGTCAGTCGACAGTGCCATTAGGCGGCCTCCGCGACGGTGACACCACGAACGCGGAAATCGCGGACTACATCGCCATACTTGAAACCATCGGCGACCAAAAAGGCAATGCGAGCAGCGGCATCGTCACGCGCTGCATTACGGGTCGGATGCGAAGCGAGGACCACCCAGCGGCGACCGTCGCGGTACTGAACCTGAAATCCCATGGTGAAGCCCCTATCCCCTACCCTGACCCGTGACCCCCGGGGGGTACCGGGGGGCGGGGTGCTTAGCCGCGCTAAACGCTGATGCTTGTATAGTTCAACGAAACAAGAATGTAAAGGTCAGCTAAACATGAGCGCCGAAAACGAACTGATCGACCTGGTGCGAGCAGGAGGAAAATTCAGTTCAGACAATGCCTTAGCTCAGAAGCTGGGCGTCACCAGGGCAATGGTGAGCTCGTGGCGGTCGGGCAGATATGCGATGCCGGACGACCAAATTGCGCAGCTTTGTGCGCTAGCGAAGCTGGACGGAGCCAGTTGGATGGCAAGGATTCACACTGAACGTGCTGGATCGGCAACAGAGCGCGCCCTGTGGAAGTCAATCCTGGACCGGCTGGCCCCGATCACCGCAGTGGTCGGGGCGCTGGCAATCGTGGCAGTCGGGCTGCACGCAGGTGCTCATGAGGGGCTGCTGACGGCCCTTTCCCCGCTCGCCATAACGCCAACCGTCTATACATTATGCGAAATGCGAAATCGTACTGTTGACGCTGCTTTGCACCGTCGCGGTCTATTACTGCAGCCCACTCCACAGGAAGCGGACTGGACAATGACCTTTGACACCTACGAGCGCGTAGACCTGACCGGCCCTTGGGCCGGTGATTGCCGCGCAGGAAATGCCCCCGTTCCCGCAGGCATACACCCCATTTGCCGCGGACATACGCCGCACATTTCTCGGAGCCTGGACAAGTCGCCCCAGCTTTGATGGAACGACGGAAAAAACGCCCCGGAGTTGACCAGAACAGCCGCCAGTACTGAAATCTGGACCTTAAGTTCCAGCAGCGCTGCTCCATAGGACGACAAGTTCCTGCAGCTCTGGACCTGGTTCATCAGCGAGCTTCTATCGCTTCGCGGCGGCTTCGATCGCAGCGTGTGCGCGCCATCACTTGGTCGTGCGAAATCGTCGGCCGCGTGTCGGCCATGGCGCGCTCGATCTTCGCCCGGAACCACCAGTCGTAGTCGGCGGCTTCGGTGGACTCAAATTCGGAAACACGGGGATCGAGCTTGGCCATGCCTACTTCAAGATGGAACGACGGAAAAACTGCCCCGGATTCGCCAAGATTGCATACCGATGGCGGCGGTTGCGAGTGCAATGACCTCCTTGAGGCCAGATCGGCCTAGTGTTCCCAGACCTTAGTAGAAGTCACTGCGGCTTTGTTGGTAGCTCTCGAAGGCTTGCTCGATCTCCGTATCAGTGGGATCTCGGTAGATCGAGCCACTGGACTGTTGCAATCGATGAGTGACACGGTACCAGCCCCGAAAATCGTCGAAGGAAAAGACGAAGCCCGACTTGGCAACAACGTCCTCTGGAGGAAGCGCAGGTTCATCCTTTAGCCTTTTCACCACGCCGGCCGCAGCATCTGCTGTCGCGATTGCTGTGCCCTGGCCTTTATCAAGATGGAGGGAAAATGTTGCAGCCCATACCTGAGGCACAGCCTGAGACAACAGCCATGATCGGTACTGCGGATCTAGGGCCTGTTAACATTAATGTCTCGAGCGATTAAACTATTGGGCATGGAGATCACGCCAGCACAATTTGCACTCATCGAGCATTGCCTACCTTTGCAACGCGGCAATGTCAGCATGACCAACCTGCAGGTAGTCAACGCCCTTCTTTACGTCGCAGAGCATGGCTGCAAATGGCGCGGTCTGCCCGAGCGCTTTGGCAACTGGCATACGGTGTACACGCGCATTAACCGTTGGGCCAAGTCCGGTGTGCTGGACCGGATGTTCGCCCAATTGCAGACCTGCCAGATCGTGCGCATCAAAATCGAAGCGGTCTCGCTGGACTCCACCAGCATCAAGGTGCATCCGGATGGCACTGGCGCATTAAAAAAAACGGCCCACAATCCATCGGGAAATCGCGCGACGGATGGAACACCAAAATTCATATGGTTGCCGCAGATGCTCGAACAGCCATCACGTTCGGATTGACGCCTGGCAACGCACATGACGCACCCGCAGGCCGCGCGTTGCTTGAACACCTGGGGCCAGTGGAGCGGCCGGTTCATCTGCTGATGGATCGCGCTTACGAAGGCAATGAAACCCGCCAGTTGGCGCTCGATCTTGGCTTCGTGCCGGTGGTTCCACCCAAGTCCAATCGGGTCGATCCTTGGGAGTACGACAAGGAAATGTACAAGCGGCGCAACGAAGTGGAGAGGCTGTTCCGTCGCTTGAAGGGCTACCGACGGATTTTCACGCGCTTCGAGAAGCTGGATGTCATGTTCCTTGGCTTCCTCAGCTTCGTTCTGATCGTTGATGGGCTTCGGATGTGTTAACAGGCCCTAGTGGAACTTGGCCTTACGTATGCCCTAACCTACCCGAGGCACTGGAGGGCCCACTGTGAGCCATTATAAGTTTGACGACAGAACAAGGAATGTCGTCGCCAAGAGCGCGATGCTCATCTGCTCAAATCCGCACTGCTTGCGATTTACAGGCTACTTGACGACGCGGGGGCGACGTGCGTGCAATCGCGCAAGCTGCACACATCCTTCCCAATGCAGGCAATGGCCCTAGGGCGGATCTTGTGGATGCATATCCACAGTTAGATCGCGCAAGTGCCGAGAACGGCATCTGGCTATGTAACATCTGTCATTCAAAGGTCGACAGCGACCCAAGTTATTACACTCCAGAGCGGCTCTTCGGATGGAAGGCTGGTCACCAAGTCCTAATCCAAGGAATGGTCGGGCTTGATCTCGAGTCGGCGCTTATTGAGCTTCGAAACACCAAGAGGTGTCACCAGGAGACCAGGGAACTCCTCTCCTTCTTAGACGATAGGCGCATGTTGTACGAAGGGCTCGATCACGAATTCCCACCTCGGGTCCTGCAGTCCATCGAGCTCATGCGGGCAAAAATTATCCAGACCCGCGCCCAGGTCTCACCAGCGTCCAAGGTCGCCGCCGCACTCGGAGGCATGCAAAGCCTGATCAACCAGTTTATGCGGAACGTTGGACCGCGCGTCGACCTCAACGATCTGCGCTGTGACAGTCGCGACCCGGTCTGGGTCAACTTCAGCGAGGCGCTGCTTCAGTTCCGAAGCGAAATGATCGTCATTGTCGCCTTCCTTGCCGAGGGCTCTGGCTATGAAGTTATGCATGTCTACTGATGGCTCGAAACGCTCCCCGCCGGCCGCGGGTCCTACGCCACAGATAATCCTTCATCGATGCGGTCGCAGGCGCCATTTCGGCACCCTTCCACCACGCCGGGACGGCGACTTCCTGAAACATTCCAGCAGGATGGGGCCGCGCCTTAGGAACGCCCTACCCCGATATGCAGCTAATCCCCTCGTGAGCTACCGCTAGATTCGGGCGCGTGCCGATCAGATGCACGATTAGCGCGTGAGGGCACGAGTCTGTCGATCGGCGATATCCGAGCCGGCTTTGCAGGTGTGGGTTCCGCCTGAGGTTGCCCGCTCCCGGTACGCAGAACCTGGACACGGGCGCGGCCTGCGACCGAACGGACTACCCCCGATAAATCAATCTAATCCCCTGACCAGTTCCTACTACCGCTTTGGCTTTCCTGATTAGCCCCATCCCTCAGCCATGGAAGTTGCTTGCCATACGCAAAACGCGCTCTGGGCAAGGTGTGCAGCGCAGCAGTGCCGTCGCCAGCCGCGGCAGCATCTGTTTCAGGTCGAATCGGCGGTTGAAGCGATAGGCCGCCTCGGCCAGGTAGCGCCTTGCATACTTGGCCTGGCCCACCGCATGGTAGGTCCCGCTGATGGCGCGTTTGACATTGCCCAGCACCACATTCAACCAACGTGCTCCCTGGACGTCGGTTGCAGCACGACCGCCACCGGTATCGAGCGTGGTGTGGGCATGCCCGGCCTCCTCCAGACGGCGAAAGCATGCCAGGCCGTCGCTATAGACCTCACACTCCGGCTCCAGACGTCGCGCGATCCAGTCCTCCAGCGAGGCGTTGTCAAAGGCCTTCACCGGCTCGATCACCGCAAAGACGGGGTGTTCGTGGGTGTGGTCCACTTGCACCGCGATCACGAACGGCTGTTTGTTCTCCGAACCTCGTCCGCGCTTGCCGCCGCTGCGCTCACCGCCGCTGCGCTCACCGCCCAGATACGCGTCATCGATCTGCACGAATCCCTTGAGTTTTCGCGGTTCTTCGCGCTCGGTCATCGCCTGCATGATCTTGTGCTTCATGCGCCAGGCCGCCTTGTAGGTCACCCCAAGATGCCGCTTCAACTCCAGTGCTGCCAGGTTGGTCTTGCTGGAGGTCAACAGGTACATCGCCTGCATCCACAGGCGCAAAGACAGCTTGCTCGATTGCAACAGCGTGCCGGCACGCAAGGTGGTTTGATGCCGGCACCCCCGGCACTGGTAGTAGACCTGATCAGCGCGTCGAAAGCGCGAGCGCGCGCGGCCGTCGCACTGCGGGCAGCGAAATCCCTTCGGCCAGCGCCACCGATACAACGCCCGGTAACACTTGGCTTCGGTTCCGTAGCGATCCATGAACTCGCTCAGCGACAAGCCTGGCTGAAACTGCACGAGATTGATGCCCATCTCCCACCTCCGTTGCCTTGAGCTGGGGTCATTGTCCAACCGCAGCGTCGCAGATCCTGCAACTAGCGGCTGAGGGAAGGGGCTAATCAGGTTGGCTTTTGCGTGAGCGCCGAACCTGCTGCTGTTCGTGCAGCCTTACTTGAACCGGAGCTATTAAGCGCCTTGGATGCCGCGGTAGCTGCGCGACTGGAAGTGGTATTTGTCGTAGTGCGCTGTGACAATGCAGAACCAGCGGCCGATTTGGCAGACTTGCTCGACCCACTGTCGCGCAGCACCTTCGATGCAGCTGATGCTGCGCGCTTACTTGTTACTTCCGACTTGGCCATCTTTAGTCTCCACTTGTTGTCTAATTTTCTGGGCTATGTCGTTGGTCGATGGTTCGTGTAATACGAAAAAGGCAATGATGATTAAGAGTGCAGTGAAGACGATAGAGCCGATAACTCCGCCAAGAACGTTCATTCCCAGCTGAGGACCCCATCGCCCTAACTTCTGTATCTCAGCAACGACAATTCCCTGAGCAATTTCCTTACGATAGGCGTCATCGAATTCTTCGACGGCCTGTGCTCCGTAGGTACTCAGCGCCGCCTCTGCTTCGGCCTTTGCCCTAACGATGGCGCTCTGCGGCTGCGATTCGTACCATGCTTGAACGTCCGCGGCCGTCGGAGAGCTTCCCGACGTTTCTAATCGATGCTTTGCCCAATCGATTCGCTGCTGCTCAATGACTGCGAAGGCCAGAAGGCCTAGTAACCAATTCTCATCCGATTCGTCTACCAGTTCTCGGTAGATATCGTCTGGTCCCGAGTACTTTGGCATCTTGCCCCCCCCCCCCCGGTTATGTTTGCGGAAGAGTCTGCCACACTCAACGACGTCGCGCGAGCGAGATCGGGTTGACAGGCAGACTAGGGCCTGTTAACATTAATGTCTCGAGCGATTAAACTATTGGGCATGGAGATCACGCCAGCACAATTTGCACTCATCGAGCATTGCCTACCTTTGCAACGCGGCAATGTCAGCATGACCAACCTGCAGGTAGTCAACGCCCTTCTTTACGTCGCAGAGCATGGCTGCAAATGGCGCGGTCTGCCCGAGCGCTTTGGCAACTGGCATACGGTGTACACGCGCATTAACCGTTGGGCCAAGTCCGGTGTGCTGGACCGGATGTTCGCCCAATTGCAGACCTGCCAGATCGTGCGCATCAAAATCGAAGCGGTCTCGCTGGACTCCACCAGCATCAAGGTGCATCCGGATGGCACTGGCGCATTAAAAAAAACGGCCCACAATCCATCGGGAAATCGCGCGGCGGATGGAACACCAAAATTCATATGGTTGCTGCAGATGCTCGAACAGCCATCACGTTCGGATTGACGCCTGGCAACGCACCTGACGCACCCGCAGGCCGCGCGTTGCTTGAACACCTGGGGCCAGTGGAGCGGCCGGTTCATCTGCTGATGGATCGCGCTTACGAAGGCAATGAAACCCGCCAGTTGGCGCTCGATCTTGGCTTCGTGCCGGTGGTTCCACCCAAGTCCAATCGGGTCGATCCTTGGGAGTACGACAAGGAAATGTACAAGCGGCGCAACGAAGTGGAGAGGCTGTTCCGTCGCTTGAAGGGCTACCGACGGATTTTCACGCGCTTCGAGAAGCTGGATGTCATGTTCCTTGGCTTCCTCAGCTTCGTTCTGGTCGTTGATGGGCTTCGGATGTGTTAACAGGCCCTAATGCCTCGGAAGCTCCCTTCCCCGATAACGCTTCCTAATTCCCTACCCCGCCCAATGCCTGCTTCCGGCCAGAAGCAGCCGGTCACGGTAACGTCATTTGCGGGGCTCCGTAAATCTGCCGGTAGGCGACATGCTGGCATAGCACGTATACGCATGCAGGTCTCTCAAAGTCCGCATTGAATAAACGGATTTACCAGAAACTGTAGAGACTCTCGATCAAGGTGCCCTCGTCGAGCCCTGCGGCGTGGGTGGTCGCCATCCTGCGACAGGGCCTACGTGGACGTCTATGCCGTAAGCATAGCTCTGTTGCTTGTACGGCGGTCCCAAATAGAGGATGGCAGAGCAGTCAGCAGCAAGTTCGCGGTATAGCCTGTTCTCGCTTGCGCAGCTAAAAATCAACCCAACATTCAGCCGCTCCTCTCCGCTGGTTGCCTCGACCTTCACCCAAAGCCCTTTTTCGTCGGGCTCGCCCATTTGCACCTGCCATCCAGCGTCTCGCAGTGGCCGGACCAGTTCCTTAATGCATTCTTCACTAATTCTACTGTGTTACTAAATACGAATCCGTTGGTAAGGTGAGACCCCGCAACACGGGCAGTGTGGGAGGCTTCTGGCGATAAGCCTAGCCAGTCCGAAGGCCAGCGTGGCAATCGAGTTGGGATGGTGACGTTGCATTGGGGCCAGACCCGCGCGGGCGGACACTTTTGGATACTGCAGGCATCTTGAATGCGACGGAGTTTTTTTTTACTGCGCAGGCGCTCGCGCATCAAGAACCCGTATGCGGCGATGCACAGACTGGCGTGATGGTGAAAACCACGCCAGTTACGCCCTTCATAGTGATGCAGGCCCAACTCCGACTTCAGCTCCTGATAATCGCGTTCAATCCGCCATCGGCCTTGTGCCGTGGCAACCAGTGTCTTGACCGGCGTTTGCTTTGGTCGCGTCGAGAACCAGTAAATGCAACGTCACCATCCCAACTCGATTGCCACGCTGGCCTTCGGACTGGCTAGGCTTATCGCCAGAAGCCTCCCACACTGCCCGTGTTGCGGGGTCTCACCGTACCAACGGATTCGAATTTAGTAACACAGTAGAACTGACTCGCTGTCAGCACAGAAATTTCTCACAACCCTCTGCCGATCCTCCATGCGGGTCCGGGATCGCCTTCATGTCTGCGCCTCACCCTGGTCGTCGAGGGTTTCCAGGATCACCCGAAGTTGTGTACTGCCATGCGGCCTCGGAAGCTATGTAGGGACCACAGACCGCTAGTCTGGAGGCAACCATGTAAAGAGGTATGCCTGATGGATCCCATTCGTTCGCGCACGCCAAGTCCTGCCCGCGAGCTTCTGCCCGGACCCCAACCGGATAGGGTTCAGCCGACTGCAGATCGGGGGGGGACTCCGCCTGCTGGCGGCCCCCTGGATGGCTTGCCCGTTCGGCGGACGATGTCCCGGACCCGGCTGCCATCTCCCCCTGCACCCTCGCCTGCGTTCTCGGCGGGCAGCTTCAGCGATCTGCTCCGTCAGTTCGATCCGTCGCTTCTTGATACATCGCTTCTTGATTCGATGCCTGCCGTCGGCACGCCGCATACAGCGGCTGCCCCAGCAGAGTGGGATGAGGTGCAATCGGGTCTGCGTGCAGCCGATGACCCGCCACCCACTGTGCGTGTCGCTGTCACTGCCGCGCGGCCGCCGCGCGCCAAGCCGGCCCCGCGACGGCGTGCGGCGCAACCCTCCGACGCTTCGCCGGCCGCGCAGGTGGATCTACGCACGCTCGGCTACAGTCAGCAGCAGCAAGAGAAGATCAAACCGAAGGTGCGTTCGACAGTGGCGCAGCACCACGAGGCACTGGTGGGCCATGGGTTTACACACGCGCACATCGTTGCGCTCAGCCAACACCCGGCAGCGTTAGGGACCGTTGCTGTCACGTATCAGGACATAATCAGGGCGTTGCCAGAGGCGACACACGAAGACATCGTTGGCGTCGGCAAACAGTGGTCCGGCGCACGCGCCCTGGAGGCCTTGCTCACGGAGGCGAGGGAGTTGAGAGGTCCGCCGTTACAGTTGGACACAGGCCAACTTCTCAAGATTGCAAAACGTGGCGGCGTGACCGCAGTGGAGGCAGTGCATGCATGGCGCAATGCACTGACGGGTGCCCCCCTGAACCTGACCCCGGACCAAGTGGTGGCCATCGCCAGCAATATTGGCGGCAACCAGGCGCTGGAGACGGTACAGCGGCTGTTGCCGGTGCTGTGCCAGGCCCATGGCCTGACCCCGGACCAGGTCGTGGCCATCGCCAGCAATGGCGGCAAGCAGGCGCTGGAGACGGTGCAGCGGCTGTTGCCGGTGCTGTGCCAGGACCATAGCCTGACCCCGGACCAGGTCGTGGCCATCGCCAGCAATATAGGCGGCAAGCAGGCGCTGGAGACGGTGCAGCGGCTGTTGCCGGTGCTGTGCCAGGACCATGGCCTGACCCCGGACCAGGTGGTGGCCATCGCCAGCAATAGTGGCGGCAAGCAGGCGCTGGAGACGGTGCAGCGGCTGTTGCCGGTGCTGTGCCAGGACCATGGCCTGACCCCGGACCAGGTGATGACCATCGCCAGCAATAACGGCGGCAAGCAGGCGCTGGAGACGGTGCAACGGCTGTTGCCGGTGCTGTGCCAGGACCATGGCCTGACCCCGGACCAGGTGGTGACCATCGCCAGCAATGGCGGCGGCAAGCAGGCGCTGGAGACGGTGCAGCGGCTGTTGCCGGTGCTGTGCCAGGCCCATGGCCTGACCCCGGACCAAGTGGTGGCCATCGCCAACAATAACGGCGGCAAGCAGGCGCTGGAGACGGTGCAACGGCTGTTGCCGGTGCTATGCCAGGCCCATGGCCTGACCCCGGCCCAGGTCGTGGCCATCGCCAGCAATAGCGGCGGCAAGCAGGCGCTGGAGACGGTGCAGCGGCTGTTGCCGGTGCTGTGCCAGGCCCATGGCCTGACCCCGGACCAGGTCGTGGCCATCGCCAGCCATGGCGGCAAGCAGGCGCTGGAGACGGTGCAGCGGCTGTTGCCGGTGCTGTGCCAGGCCCATGGCCTGACCCCGGACCAGGTGGTGGCCATCGCCAGCAATAGTGGCGGCAAGCAGGCGCTGGAGACGGTGCAGCGGCTGTTGCCGGTGCTGTGCCAGGCCCATGGCCTGACCCCGGACCAGGTGGTGGCCATCGCCAACAATAACGGCGGCAAGCAGGCGCTGGAGACGGTGCAGCGGCTGTTGCCGGTGCTGTGCCAGGCCCATGGCCTGACCCCGGACCAGGTGGTGGCCATCGCCAGCAATAGTGGCGGCAAGCAGGCGCTGGAGACGGTGCAGCGGCTGTTGCCGGTGCTGTGCCAGGACCATGGCCTGACCCCGGACCAGGTGGTGGCCATCGCCAGCAATGGCGGCAAGCAGGCGCTGGAGACGGTGCAGCGGCTGTTGCCGGTGCTGTGCCAGGACCATGGCCTGACCCCGGACCAGGTGGTGGCCATCGCCAGCCACGATGGCGGCAAGCAGGCGCTGGAGACGGTGCAGCGGCTGTTGCCGGTGCTGTGCCAGGACCATGGCCTGACCCTGGACCAGGTGGTGGCCATCGCCAGCCATGGCGGCGGCAAGCAGGCGCTGGAGACGGTGCAGCGGCTGTTGCCGGTGCTGTGCCAGGACCATGGCCTGACCTCGGACCAGGTGGTGGCCATCGCCAGCCACGATGGCGGCAAGCAGGCGCTGGAGACGGTGCAGCGGCTGTTGCCGGTGCTGTGCCAGGACCATGGCCTGACCCCGGACCAGGTGGTGGCCATTGCCAGCAATATTGGCGGCAAGCAGGCGCTGGAGACGGTGCAGCGGCTGTTGCCGGTGCTGTGCCAGGACCATGGCCTGACCCTGGACCAGGTGGTGGCCATCGCCAGCCACGATGGCGGCAAGCAGGCGCTGGAGACGGTGCAACGGCTGTTGCCGGTGCTGTGCCAGGACCATGGCCTGACCCCGGACCAGGTCGTGGCCATCGCCAGCCACGATGGCGGCAAGCAGGCGCTGGAGACGGTGCAGCGGCTGTTGCCGGTGCTGTGCCAGGACCATGGCCTGACCCCGGCCCAGGTGGTGGCCATCGCCAGCAATGGCGGCGGCAAGCAGGCGCTGGAGAGCATTGTTGCCCAGTTATCTCGCCCTGATCCGGCGTTGGCCGCGTTGACCAACGACCACCTCGTCGCCTTGGCCTGCCTCGGCGGACGTCCTGCCCTGGATGCAGTGAAAAAGGGATTGCCGCACGCGCCGGAATTGATCAGAAGAATCAATCGCCGTATTCCCGAACGCACGTCCCATCGCGTTGCCGACTACGCGCAAGTGGTTCGCGTGCTGGAGTTTTTCCAGTGCCACTCCCACCCAGCGTACGCATTTGATGAGGCCATGACGCAGTTCGGGATGAGCAGGCACGGGTTGGTACAGCTCTTTCGCAGAGTGGGCGTCACCGAATTCGAAGCCCGCTGCGGAACGCTCCCCCCAGCCTCGCAGCGTTGGGACCGTATCCTCCAGGCATCAGGGATGAAAAGGGCCAAACCGTCCCCTACTTCAGCTCAAACACCGGATCAGGCGTCTTTGCATGCATTCGCCGATTCGCTGGAGCGTGACCTTGATGCGCCCAGCCCAATGCACGAGGGAGATCAGACGCGGGCAAGCAGCCGTAAACGGTCCCGATCGGATCGTGCTGTCACCGGCCCCTCCACACAGCAATCTTTCGAGGTGCGCGTTCCCGAACAGCGCGATGCGCTGCATTTGCCCCTCAGCTGGAGGGTAAAACGCCCGCGTACCAGGATCGGGGGCGGCCTCCCGGATCCTGGTACGCCCATCGCTGCCGACCTGGCAGCGTCCAGCACCGTGATGTGGGAACAAGATGCGGCCCCCTTCGCAGGGGCAGCGGATGATTTCCCGGCATTCAACGAAGAGGAGCTCGCATGGTTGATGGAGCTATTGCCTCAGTCAGGCTCAGTCGGAGGGACGATCTGAGGGGCGGCAGGGATTCGAGTAAGAAACCTTTACTGACAGCAAGTTAGCTCACTTTTGGCTGTGTTTTACACGAATCCCTGCCGACCCTCTACTCCGGCGCAGGCGTGAAATGCGGTTATCAATGGTGGATCGCGCGGGGTTCGCCGACAGAGCGCGTGTGGTCCGGCGTACACGTGGGCCACGAAGTCCACGGCGCGGGTGAGGCGTTATCCGTAGGGGCGATGCCCCTACACCCCTACAATCCCGGAGCATCGTCATTGGGGACCGTATGAGCTACAGACCGCAGAACAACCAAGATGGGCTTTGGTGGGAAATCGCCCTGGGCATCTGCGTCGGCCAGCTGATGACCGCAGCGTTCGCAGGTGTGGTGGCCCTGTGCCTGGGCTACTTCACGCTGCGCAGCGTCAGCGCAGGACTACCGGCACCACGATTACTGCCGGTCACTCCACAGGAAGCGGACTGAACAATGACCTTTGACACCTACGAGCGCGTAGACCTGACCGGCCCTTGGGCCGGTTTTGGTTTTCAGGGACATCGATTCTTCACACCAGAAAATTACGACATCGAGCCCTGCGGCATGCGGTACTGGGCGCTGACCTGCGCCATCGCACGGGAGTGGTCGCTGATGATGTCCGAAGAACGCAATACGCGCTCGGCGACCCCGCGAACGCCTACTGCCACCAGGTCTCCGGGGTCGCGTTTGTCTCAAGGCGCAGAAATGATCTACCTGCGGGACGTACTCGAGGGTTGGCAGGGATTCGTGTAAAAAACAGCCAAAAGTGGGTTCACTCGCTGTCAGCACAGAAATTTCTCACAACCCTCTGCCGATCCTCCATGCGGGTCCGGGATCGCCTTCATGTCTGCGCCTCACCCTGGTCGTCGAGGGTTGCCAGGATCACCCGAAGTTGTGTACTGCCATGCGGCCTGGGAAGCTATGTAGGGACCACAGACCGCTAGTCTGGAGGCGACCATGTAAAGAGGTATGCCTGATGGATCCCATTCGTTCGCGCACGCCAAGTCCTGCCCGCGAGCTTCTGCCCGGACCCCAACCGGATAGGGTTCAGCCGACTGCAGATCGGGGGGGGGCTCCGCCTGCTGGCGGCCCCCTGGATGGCTTGCCCGCTCGGCGGACGATGTCCCGGACCCGGCTGCCATCTCCCCCTGCGCCCTCGCCTGCGTTCTCGGCGGGCAGCTTCAGCGATCTGCTCCGTCAGTTCGATCCGTCGCTTCTTGATACATCGCTTCTTGATTCGATTCCTGCCGTCGGCACGCCGCATACAGCGGCTGCCCCAGCAGAGTGGGATGAGGTGCAATCGGGTCTGCGTGCAGCCGATGACCCGCCACCCACCGTGCGTGTCGCTGTCACTGCCGCGCGGCCGCCGCGCGCTAAGCCGGCCCCGCGACGGCGTGCGGCGCAACCCTCCGACGCTTCGCCGGCCGCGCAGGTGGATCTACGCACGCTCGGCTACAGTCAGCAGCAGCAAGAGAAGATCAAACCGAAGGTGCGTTCGACAGTGGCGCAGCACCACGAGGCACTGGTGGGCCATGGGTTTACACACGCGCACATCGTTGCGCTCAGCCAACACCCGGCAGCGTTAGGGACCGTTGCTGTCACGTATCAGGACATAATCAGGGCGTTGCCAGAGGCGACACACGAAGACATCGTTGGCGTCGGCAAACAGTGGTCCGGCGCACGCGCCCTGGAGGCCTTGCTCACGAAGGCGGGGGAGTTGAGAGGTCCGCCGTTACAGTTGGACACAGGCCAACTTCTCAAGATTGCAAAACGTGGCGGCGTGACCGCAGTGGAGGCAGTGCATGCATGGCGCAATGCACTGACGGGTGCCCCCCTGAACCTGACCCCGGACCAAGTGGTGGCCATCGCCAGCAATATTGGCGGCAACCAGGCGCTGGAGACGGTGCAGCGGCTGTTGCCGGTGCTGTGCCAGGCCCATGGCCTGACCCCGGACCAGGTCGTGGCCATCGCCAGCCATGGCGGCGGCAAGCAGGCGCTGGAGACGCTGCAGCGGCTGTTGCCGGTGCTGTGCCAGGACCATGGCCTGACCCCGGACCAGGTGGTGGCCATCGCCAGCAATATTGGCGGCAAGCAGGCGCTGGAGACGGTGCAGCGGCTGTTGCCGGTGCTGTGCCAGGACCATGGCCTGACCCCGGACCAGGTGGTGGCCATCGCCAGCAATGGCGGCGGCAAGCAGGCGCTGGAGACGCTGCAACGGCTGTTGCCGGTGCTGTGCCAGGCCCATGGCCTGACCCCGGACCAGGTGCTGGCCATCGCCAGCCATGGCGGCGGCAAGCAGGCGCTGGAGACGCTGCAGCGGCTGTTGCCGGTGCTGTGCCAGGACCATGGCCTGACCCCGGCCCAAGTGGTGGCCCTCGCCAGCCACGATGGCGGCAAGCAGGCGCTGGAGACGGTGCAGCGGCTGTTGCCGGTGCTGTGCCAGGACCATGGCCTGACCCCGGCCCAGGTGGTGGCCATCGCCAGCAATAGTGGCGGCAAGCAGGCGCTGGAGACGGTGCAGCGGCTGTTGCCGGTGCTGTGCCAGGACCATGGCCTGACCCCGGACCAGGTCGTGGCCATCGCCAGCAATGGCGGCGGCAAGCAGGCGCTGGAGACGGTGCAACGGCTGTTGCCGGTGCTGTGCCAGGACCATGGCCTGACCCCGGACCAGGTGGTGGCCATCGCCAGCCACGATGGCGGCAAGCAGGCGCTGGAGACGGTGCAGCGGCTGTTGCCGGTGCTGTGCCAGGACCATGGCCTGACCCCGGACCAGGTCGTGGCCATCGCCAACAATAACGGCGGCAAGCAGGCGCTGGAGACGGTGCAACGGCTGTTGCTGGTGCTGTGCCAGGCCCATGGCCTGACCCCGGACCAGGTCGTGGCCATCGCCAGCAATGGCGGCGGCAAGCAGGCGCTGGAGACGGTGCAACGGCTGTTGCCGGTGCTGTGCCAGGACCATGGCCTGACCCCGGACCAGGTGGTGGCCATCGCCAGCCATGGCGGCGGCAAGCAGGCGCTGGAGACGGTGCAGCGGCTGTTGCCGGTGCTGTGCCAGGACCATGGCCTGACCCCGGACCAGGTCGTGGCCATCGCCAGCAATGGCGGCGGCAAGCAGGCGCTGGAGACGGTGCAGCGGCTGTTGCCGGTGCTGTGCCAGGACCATGGCCTGACCCCGGACCAGGTGGTGGCCATCGCCAGCCACGATGGCGGCAAGCAGGCGCTGGAGACGGTGCAGCGGCTGTTGCCGGTGCTGTGCCAGGACCATGGCCTGACCCCGGACCAGGTGGTGGCCATCGCCAGCCATGGCGGCGGCAAGCAGGCGCTGGAGACAGTGCAGCGGCTGTTGCCGGTGCTGTGCCAGGACCATGGCCTGACCCCGGACCAGGTCGTGGCCATCGCCAGCCACGATGGCGGCAAGCAGGCGCTGGAGACGGTGCAGCGGCTGTTGCCGGTGCTGTGCCAGGACCATGGCCTGACCCCGGACCAGGTGGTGGCCATCGCCAGCCACGATGGCGGCAAGCAGGCGCTGGAGACGGTGCAGCGGCTGTTGCCGGTGCTGTGCCAGGACCATGGCCTGACCCTGGACCAGGTGGTGGCCATCGCCAGCAATATTGGCGGCAAGCAGGCGCTGGAGACGGTGCAGCGGCTGTTGCCGGTGCTGTGCCAGGACCATGGCCTGACCCCGGACCAGGTGGTGGCCATCGCCAACAATAACGGCGGCAAGCAGGCGCTGGAGACGGTGCAGCGGCTGTTGCCGGTGCTGTGCCAGGACCATGGCCTGACCCCGGACCAGGTGGTGGCCATCGCCAGCAATGGCGGCGGCAAGCAGGCGCTGGAGAGCATTGTTGCCCAGTTATCTTGCCCTGATCCGGCGTTGGCCGCGTTGACCAACGACCACCTCGTCGCCTTGGCCTGCCTCGGCGGACGTCCTGCCCTGGATGCAGTGAAAAAGGGATTGCCGCACGCGCCGGAATTGATCAGAAGAATCAATCGCCGCATTCCCGAACGCACGTCCCATCGCGTTGCCGACCTCCCCGAACGCACGTCCAATCGCGTTGCCGACCTCGCGCACGTGGTGCGCGTGCTTGGTTTTTTCCAGAGCCACTCCCACCCAGCGCAAGCATTCGATGACGCCATGACGCAGTTCGGGATGAGCAGGCACGGGTTGGTACAGCTCTTTCGCAGAGTGGGCGTCACCGAACTCGAAGCCCGCTGCGGAACGCTCCCCCCAGCCTCGCAGCGTTGGGACCGTATCCTCCAGGCATCAGGGATGAAAAGGGCCAAACCGTCCCCTACTTCAGCTCAAACACCGGATCAGGCGTCTTTGCATGCATTCGCCGATTCGCTGGAGCGTGACCTTGATGCGCCCAGCCCAATGCACGAGGGAGATCAGACGCGGGCAAGCAGCCGTAAACGGTCCCGATCGGATCGTGCTGTCACCGGCCCCTCCGCACAGCAATCTTTCGAGGTACGCGTTCCCGAACAGCGCGATGCGCTGCATTTGCCCCTCAGCTGGAGGGTAAAACGCCCGCGTACCAGGATCGGGGGCGGCCTCCCGGATCCTGGTACGCCCATCGCTGCCGACCTGGCAGCGTCCAGCACCGTGCTGTGGGAACAAGATGCGGCCCCCTTCGCAGGGGCAGCGGATGATTTCCCGGCATTCAACGAAGAGGAGCTCGCATGGTTGATGGAGCTATTGCCTCAGTCAGGCTCAGTCGGAGGGACGATCTGAGGGGCGGCAGGGATTCGAGCAAGAAACCTTTACTGACAGCAAGTTAGGGCCTGTTAACATTAATGTCTCGAGCGATTAAACTATTGGGCATGGAGATCACGCCAGCACAATTTGCACTCATCGAGCATTGCCTACCTTTGCAACGCGGCAATGTCAGCATGACCAACCTGCAGGTAGTCAACGCCCTTCTTTACGTCGCAGAGCATGGCTGCAAATGGCGCGGTCTGCCCGAGCGCTTTGGCAACTGGCATACGGTGTACACGCGCATTAACCGTTGGGCCAAGTCCGGTGTGCTGGACCGGATGTTCGCCCAATTGCAGACCTGCCAGATCGTGCGCATCAAAATCGAAGCGGTCTCGCTGGACTCCACCAGCATCAAGGTGCATCCGGATGGCACTGGCGCATTAAAAAAAACGGCCCACAATCCATCGGGAAATCGCGCGACGGATGGAACACCAAAATTCATATGGTTGCCGCAGATGCTCGAACAGCCATCACGTTCGGATTGACGCCTGGCAACGCACATGACGCACCCGCAGGCCGCGCGTTGCTTGAACACCTGGGGCCAGTGGAGCGGCCGGTTCATCTGCTGATGGATCGCGCTTACGAAGGCAATGAAACCCGCCAGTTGGCGCTCGATCTTGGCTTCGTGCCGGTGGTTCCACCCAAGTCCAATCGGGTCGATCCTTGGGAGTACGACAAGGAAATGTACAAGCGGCGCAACGAAGTGGAGAGGCTGTTCCGTCGCTTGAAGGGCTACCGACGGATTTTCACGCGCTTCGAGAAGCTGGATGTCATGTTCCTTGGCTTCCTCAGCTTCGTTCTGGTCGTTGATGGGCTTCGGATGTGTTAACAGGCCCTAGCTCACTTTTTGCTGTGTTTTACACGAATCCCTGCCGACCCTCTACTCCGGCGCAGGCGTGAAATGCGGTTATCAGTGGTGGATCGCGCGGGGTTCGCCGACAGAGCGCGTGTGGTCCGGCGTACACGTGGGCCACGAAGTCCACGGCGCGGGTGAGGCGTTATCCGTAGGGGCGTGCCCCTACACCCCTACAATCCCGGAGCATCGTCATTGGGGACCGTATGAGCTACAGACCGCAGAACAACCAAGATGGGCTTTGGTGGGAAATCGCCCTGGGCATCTTCGTCGGCCAGCTGATGACCGCAGCGTTCGCAGGTGTGGTGGCCCTGTGCCTGGGCTACTTCACGCTGCGCAGCGTCAGCGCAGGACTACCGGCACCACGATTACTGCCGGTCACTCCACAGGAAGCGGACTGAACAATGACCTTTGACACCTACGAGCGCGTAGACCTGACCGGCCCTTGGGCCGGTTTTGGTTTTCAGGGACATCGATTCTTCACACCAGAAAATTACGACATCGAGCCCTGCGGCATGCGGTACTGGGCGCTGACCTGCGCCATCGCACGGGAGTGGTCGCTGATGATGTCCGAAGAACGCAATACGCGCTCGGCGACCCCGCGAACGCCTACTGCCACCAGGTCTCCGGGGTCGCGTTTGTCTCAAGGCGCAGAAATGATCTACCTGCGGGACGTACTCGAGGGTTGGCAGGGATTCGTATAAAAAAACAGCCAAAAGTGGGTTCACTCGCTGTCAGCACAGAAATTTTTCACAACCTTCTGCCGATCCTCCATGCGGGTCCGGGATCGCCTTCATGTCTGCGCCTCACCCTGGTCGTCGAGGGTTGCCAGGATCACCCGAAGTTGTGTACTGCCATGCGGCCTCGGAAGCTATGTAGGGACCACAGACCGCTAGTCTGGAGGCAACCATGTAAAGAGGTATGCCTGATGGATCCCATTCGTTCGCGCACGCCAAGTCCTGCCCGCGAGCTTCTGCCCGGCCCCCAACCGGATAGGGTTCAGCCGACTGCAGATCGGGGGGGGGCTCCGCCTGCTGGCGGCCCCCTGGATGGCTTGCCCGCTCGGCGGACGATGTCCCGGACCCGGCTGCCATCTCCCCCTGCGCCCTCGCCTGCGTTCTCGGCGGGCAGCTTCAGCGATCTGCTCCGTCAGTTCGATCCGTCGCTTCTTGATACATCGCTTCTTGATTCGATGCCTGCCGTCGGCACGCCGCATACAGCGGCTGCCCCAGCAGAGTGCGATGAGGTGCAATCGGGTCTGCGTGCAGCCGATGACCCGCCACCCACCGTGCGTGTCGCTGTCACTGCCGCGCGGCCGCCGCGCGCCAAGCCGGCCCCGCGACGGCGTGCGGCGCAACCCTCCGACGCTTCGCCGGCCGCGCAGGTGGATCTACGCACGCTCGGCTACAGTCAGCAGCAGCAAGAGAAGATCAAACCGAAGGTGCGTTCGACAGTGGCGCAGCACCACGAGGCACTGGTGGGCCATGGGTTTACACACGCGCACATCGTTGCGCTCAGCCAACACCCGGCAGCGTTAGGGACCGTCGCTGTCAAGTATCAGCACATAATCACGGCGTTGCCAGAGGCGACACACGAAGACATCGTTGGCGTCGGCAAACAGTGGTCCGGCGCACGCGCCCTGGAGGCCTTGCTCACGAAGGCGGGGGAGTTGAGAGGTCCGCCGTTACAGTTGGACACAGGCCAACTTCTCAAGATTGCAAAACGTGGCGGCGTGACCGCAGTGGAGGCAGTGCATGCATGGCGCAATGCACTGACGGGTGCCCCCCTGAACCTGACCCCGGACCAAGTGGTGGCCATCGCCAGCAATATTGGCGGCAACCAGGCGCTGGAGACGGTACAGCGGCTGTTGCCGGTACTGTGCCAGGACCATGGCCTGACCCCGGACCAGGTCGTGGCCATCGCCAGCCATGGCGGCAAGCAGGCGCTGGAGACGGTGCAGCGGCTGTTGCCGGTGCTGTGCCAGGACCATGGCCTGACCCCGGACCAGGTGGTGGCCATCGCCAGCAATATTGGCGGCAAGCAGGCGCTGGAGACGGTGCAGCGGCTGTTGCCGGTGCTGTGCCAGGCCCATGGCCTGACCCCGGCCCAGGTGGTGGCCATCGCCAGCAATAACGGCGGCAAGCAGGCGCTGGAGACGGTGCAGCGGCTGTTGCCGGTGCTGTGCCAGGCCCATGGCCTGACCCCGGACCAGGTGGTGGCTATCGCCAGCAATAACGGCGGCAAGCAGGCGCTGGAGACGGTGCAACGGCTGTTGCCGGTGCTGTGCCAGGCCCATGGCCTGACCCCGGACCAAGTGGTGGCCATCGCCAACAATAACGGCGGCAAGCAGGCGCTGGAGACGGTGCAGCGGCTGTTGCCGGTGCTGTGCCAGGACCATGGCCTGAGTCCGGACCAGGTGGTGGCCATCGCCAACAATAACGGCGGCAAGCAGGCGCTGGAGACGCTGCAGCGGCTGTTGCCGGTGCTGTGCCAGACCCATGCCCTGACCCCGGACCAGGTGGTGGCCATCGCCAACAATAACGGCGGCAAGCAGGCGCTGGAGACGGTGCAGCGGCTGTTGCCGGTGCTGTGCCAGGACCATGGCCTGACCCCGGACCAGGTGGTGGCCATCGCCAGCCACGATGGCGGCAAGCAGGCGCTGGAGACGGTGCAGCGGCTGTTGCCGGTGCTGTGCCAGGACCATGGCCTGACCCCGGACCAAGTGGTGGCCATCGCCAGCAATATTGGCGGCAAGCAGGCGCTGGAGACGGTGCAGCGGCTGTTGCCGGTGCTGTGCCAGGACCATGGCCTGACCCCGGACCAGGTGGTGGCCATCGCCAGCAATAGTGGCGGCAAGCAGGCGCTGGAGACGGTGCAGCGGCTGTTGCCGGTGCTGTGCCAGGACCATGGCCTGACCCCGGACCAGGTGGTGGCCATCGCCAGCCATGGCGGCGGCAAGCAGGCGCTGGAGACGGTGCAGCGGCTGTTGCCGGTGCTGTGCCAGGACCATGGCCTGACCCCAGACCAGGTCGTGGCCATCGCCAGCCACGATGGCGGCAAGCAGGCGCTGGAGACGGTGCAGCGGCTGTTGCCGGTGCTGTGCCAGGCCCATGGCCTGACCCCGAACCAGGTGGTGGCCATCGCCAGCAATATTGGCGGCAAGCAGGCGCTGGAGACGGTGCAACGGCTGTTGCCGGTGCTGTGCCAGGACCATGGCCTGACCCCGGACCAGGTCGTGGCCATCGCCAGCAATGGCGGCAAGCAGGCGCTGGAGACGGTGCAGCGGCTGTTGCCGGTGCTGTGCCAGGCTCATGGCCTGACCCCGGACCAAGTGGTGGCCATCGCCAGTAATAGTGGCGGCAAGCAGGCGCTGGAGACGGTGCAGCGGCTGTTGCCGGTGCTGTGCCAGGACCATGGCCTGACCCCGAACCAAGTGGTGGCCATCGCCAGCAATATTGGCGGCAAGCAGGCGCTGGAGACGGTGCAGCGGCTGTTGCCGGTGCTATGCCAGGACCATGGCCTGACCCCGGACCAGGTGGTGGCCATCGCCAGCAATATTGGCGGCAAGCAGGCGCTGGAGACGGTGCAGCGGCTGTTGCCGGTGCTGTGCCAGGACCATGGCCTGACCCTGGACCAGGTGGTGGCCATCGCCAGCCACGATGGCGGCAAACAGGCGCTGGAGACGGTGCAGCGGCTGTTGCCGGTGCTGTGCCAGGCCCATGGCCTGACCCCGGACCAGGTCGTGGCCATCGCCAGCCACGATGGCGGCAAGCAGGCGCTGGAGACGGTGCAGCGGCTGTTGCCGGTGCTGTGCCAGGCCCATGGCCTGACCCTGGACAAGGTGGTGGCCATCGCCAGCAATGGCGGCAAGCAGGCGCTGGAGACGGTGCAGCGGCTGTTGCCGGTGCTGTGCCAGGACCATGGCCTGACCCCGAACCAGGTGGTGGCCATCGCCAGCAATAGTGGCGGCAAGCAGGCGCTGGAGACGGTGCAGCGGCTGTTGCCGGTGCTGTGCCAGGACCATGGCCTGACCCCGAACCAGGTGGTGGCCATCGCCAGCAATGGCGGCAAGCAGGCGCTGGAGAGCATTGTTGCCCAGTTATCTCGCCCTGATCCGGCGTTGGCCGCGTTGACCAACGACCACCTCGTCGCCTTGGCCTGCCTCGGCGGACGTCCTGCCCTGGATGCAGTGAAAAAGGGATTGCCGCACGCGCCGGAATTGATCAGAAGAATCAATCGCCGCATTCCCGAACGCACGTCCCATCGCGTTCCCGACCTCGCGCACGTGGTTCGCGTGCTTGGTTTTTTCCAGAGCCACTCCCACCCAGCGCAAGCATTCGATGACGCCATGACGCAGTTCGAGATGAGCAGGCACGGCTTGGTACAGCTCTTTCGCAGAGTGGGCGTCACCGAATTCGAAGCCCGCTACGGAACGCTCCCCCCAGCCTCGCAGCGTTGGGACCGTATCCTCCAGGCATCAGGGATGAAAAGGGCCAAACCGTCCCCTACTTCAGCTCAAACACCGGATCAGGCGTCTTTGCATGCATTCGCCGATTCGCTGGAGCGTGACCTTGATGCGCCTAGCCCAATGCACGAGGGAGATCAGACAGGGGCAAGCAGCCGTAAACGGTCCCGATCGGATCGTGCTGTCACCGGCCCCTCCGCACAGCAATCTTTCGAGGTGCGCGTTCCCGAACAGCGCGATGCGCTGCATTTGCCCCTCAGCTGGAGGGTAAAACGCCCGCGTACCAGGATCGGGGGCGGCCTCCCGGATCCTGGTACGCCCATCGCTGCCGACCTGGCAGCGTCCAGCACCGTGATGTGGGAACAAGATGCGGCCCCCTTCGCAGGGGCAGCGGATGATTTCCCGGCATTCAACGAAGAGGAGCTCGCATGGTTGATGGAGCTATTGCCTCAGTCAGGCTCAGTCGGAGGGACGATCTGAGGGGCGGCAGGGATTCGAGTAAGAAACTGTCCTGGTCTAATTCTCGTGGACACCTCGATAGGGGATGATCATCCCAACGAGGACCGAACCCGATATGACATCCCGCCCGCGTAGGAATTTCGATACTGCCTTCAAGCTGCACGTGGTGCAGATGATCCGAGACCAAGGTCTGAGTGTGGGTCAGGTGTGCCGCGACCTGTGATCTGGTCGATAGCGCCGTGCGCCGCTGGTTGGCCCAGTACCAAGCCGAGCAGAGCGGCCAGCCGGGACAAGGCCGGCCGCTGACGCCCGAGCAGCAACGCATCCGTGAATTGGAGCGGGAAAACCAACGGCTGCGTGAGGACAACAGCCTGTTAAAAAAAGCGTCGGCCTTCTTCGCCCGGGAACTGAAGTGATCCAGCAGATAATCCAGCAGTGGCAGGAGAAGGCCAGAACCGCCCGGCTGTGCCGGTTGCTGGGGGTGAGTCGTTCGGGGGTGTATGCGGCGCGCCGACGGCGACCGGCTCCACGCGCTGATGTACTTGCGGCAGCGGTGCAGACGGCCTTCCAGGCCAGCGGCGGCAACTATGGCAGCCGTCGATTGAGCGCCAGCCTGAAGGCCCAGGGCCTGCCCGCTGGTCGCCACCGGGTCCGCCGCCTGATAAAGCGCCACGGGCTGAAGGCGCGCTGGAAACGCAAGTTCACCCACACCACCGACAGCCGGCACGACTTGCCTGTGGCGGCCAACGTTCTGGATCGGCGCTTCAAGCCCAGTGCTGCGGACCAAGCCTGGGTGGCCGACATCACCTACATCCGCACCGAGCGCGGCTGGCTGTATCTGGCCGCCGTGCTGGACCTGTACTCGCGCAAGATCGTTGGCTGGGCGATGGCACCGAGCATGCCTGCCGAGCTGGTGTGCTGCGCCTTGCAGATGGCCATCGTCCTGCGCCAGCCCAAGCCGGGACTGATCATGCATACCGACCGCGGTAGCCAATACGCCAGTCAGGCCCACCGTGATCTGCTGGCGGCGGCTTCAACTCTGGATCGCAACACCAACGGTTGTGACGTGGTCCAGGCGACCTGACCTGAGCGACTTCACCGCCAAGTGGAGTTGCCCATGTCATCCAGCCGCCTTGACCTATCGGAACGATACCGTCTGCATGCGTTATATGAAACCGGGATGTCGATGCGCGCCATCGCCGATGTATTGGCGCGTGCGCCCAGCACGATCAGTCGTGAGCTGTGCCGCAATCAGCACGCTGCGCGGTACCGGCCCGATCACGCGCAGCGCATCAGCGAGCATCGGCGCGCACAGGCCAGCCGGCGACCACGTATCGACGCTGAGCGTATCGGCCAGATCGAGGACCTGCTGAGGGAGGACTTCAGTCCCTAA